TCTCCTGACTGTACGGGCAGTCCTCGGTGCATGTGAGTAAAGCTTGGAAACATCAAAGCGCTACCTGTAGGAAGCGGTTCAACGATGCCTCTGCCTTGAAATTCTGTACCTCCACCCTCGTATTCACCTGTATTTAGAGGGACTACTACGCTTATATCTGCGCTGGCGTCGTGGTGCCACGCGCCTTGTTGTTTGTCTTTTATATTGTAATTGGCTATTTGTACGCCACCATCTGTAACGACCCTACCCCAAAGACCCATAAATATTGGGTTGAATATACTGCTGACGACATTCATCAAAGACAAATACAAATCAGGTATATGATCTTGTAAAACTATCTCGGGTATCTGTCTTAGTTTGTCTTCGTCTGTATTAGGCTCAAAGTTAAAATGTTTTTTGATGTTATCTAGTTCGTCTTTGAATATATCGCAAAATGTTTCTGAGAATATAGGTGCTGTATAAACATCTTTGATTGGTTCGTTTATAACGGAATGTAAGGGTAAGTTGTCTAGGTTTTCTTGACCTTTGGATTTTAAAAAACGAACTATATCTAGTTGAGATTCTTTAACGGCTTGAAAAGTTTTGTCTTCTATAAACCAATCAGACGGCTGAGTTAAAAGTAAATTTTTTACTTCATACGAGGTATTTGTAGTATCTACAGCCTGCATATCAAATCTCTATACTTGTCGCTCCGTTGTTTCTGACAGTTACAGAACCTAGTTCTGATTGCAGTTCAAAACCCCTCGGATTCTTAGGTGTATGAAGCTGTATCCATTTGTTTCCCGTATATACTTGCAAGACCCCAATAGATGTATTCCATACTACATCACCTTGGTTAAATTTTAAAGAACCAAGTTCTGTATCGTTAAATTGTGGCGTAGAGTCAGGATCAAATGTTCCTAAGTTAAGTTCTAATATTCTTGTAAGTCTGTTGAAGGTTTCTTTACTTACAGAAGGTTGTAACTCCGTAGGCAGTCTTGTCTCTAATAATTTGCTCATCTTCTACCATCGGTTTTAACATCCATTCTTGTATCACCCAAACGCCAACCGATTGAAAGATTACCATTATTAGAAGCATCATCATTTGATTCAAACCGTACAACAGCCTGTCTGCCCCTAGCTCTAAGATTTATTTTTTGGGTAGATGATGATATTTCAGAGGTAGAATCAGTCGTTAGAGAATCACCTGGAAAGTTTCGTACCTTTGTAACCACGTTTAAGGAGCCAGCGTTAGCATCTTCAATAAATTTAATATCGGGTATGAGTGCAGATATTTGGGTAAAACGATCCCCGTCTCCTATATCAAAATCGCTAGACTCTACAAAAACATTTGTCATCTCAGTACCATCGTTGTCAAAACCGATTTCGTGTTGATATAGAACACCACCATCAGTGGCCTGTGGATAAGGCTCAACACCAGCATCTAACCAGACAGTTCTTACAAGTTGTCCATAATACCAAACCTGTTGTTGTGTATTGTAAATGACGTATCTATCTATTTCTGAACTAGATGAAGATGGGTAAAACCAACCTACTTCATTGTGTTCGCTGTTTGTAAAAGCTTGTATTTTGTAAGCTTGATCTTGATTTATGTCACCAAAAACATAGTTATGTACGCTACAAGGTAATTCTTGTACCGTTCCGTTGTAAAGGTAAAAATTGTTATAACTCATGTAGTACACACCAGTAGAAGAAGTTATAGCAGCTTTTGGTGCAATTAAACCTGATGCTTCGTTTATTAAGTTCAAAGCAAAAGTCAAAGGTGAACCTACAAATTGCATAGAGTAAACAGAAGTATCTGTAAATATAACGATTTCTTGTCTTGCTTTGACACCCCCCACAATACTTGAGCCTGATGATAATCTTAAAGATCCAGCAGTATTAGTAATTAATGGTTCAAAATCCAACTCATTTTCTTGATCTGAAAATGCTACAAGCATAGGGTCTATTGATCCGCTCCTGCTGCTACCTGATATTGGGTCAGCGCCTAAAACTATAAGATGTCTGTCAACTTCAGATGTTAAAATTTGTAGACCAACAGTAGGTACTAAATTAGCTCCTGACACACTTGATAGTTGAACCGCTCTTGTACCTACACCATCATTTTCAACCCAACGATAAATACCGCCACCTCTTGTATTCATAATAAGATTCTCACCAAAATTATCATGTGTCCAAAGTCTTAATTGGTTGTTGCCACCTAATGAAGTCGCACTACCCCAACCACTAGCCCCCCAAGTGCCTACGCCCCAACCTGTAGATTGCACATATACATCTAAGCCTGTGTTAATTTGGTAAACAGCATCCGTAGAAGAACCACCGTTGCCAGAATCACTTGAGTTAGCAGTTACCGTTGTACCTGAAGTGTCTTTTGCTGTTATGGTGTAAGTGTTGGTGCCAGTCACCAAATCAATTTGGTACTCTTGATTTAAAACAGACGCTATGACATTTCCTCCCAAAGAAGCTGCACTTGAAAAAGTTACAAAGTCACCATTTACGGCACCGTGACTATTATCAGTTACAGTGATAGTAGAAGAACCATTAGTAGCAGCGAACGTAGCTGCATTTGTTGTTGTTTTACGTATTGGCGTAACATCTGAATAAGCTGTACCGTCTTTTATGTAATATTTCAGATGTGTTCCAACACCTAAAAATTTATTCCCTTCTAATGAAATCCAATTATGTAAAGCACGTGCTGTTCCTAGGTAAGTGCTGTCAGTCAACTTTCGCCAACCGCCAAATTTTTCAACCCTGCCCTCTCTGAATCTGATCAAATTGCAATCAAACCATCCCCCTTCATTGCTGTACGCTGTACCTTCTCTGTATATACCTGGTCTGAACTGTACTTTAGAATATGCCATCTATACTTTCTCCCATTTTTTTCCTTCAAACATATCAGCTTCAGCTTGTCTTCGTCTTACTAAACCTTCTAAGACTTGTCCTCCAGCTTTATTCCATCTAACTATTTGTTCTGGCACTTCATCGTATTTTCCGTCATTGAGAACGCGAAGTAACGTACTTTCAGATAAGTTTTTAGGGCCGAGATTAAATACCCAAGAGCAAAGCGCGTCAAATTGGTTTTGCTCTAAAGGGACATTTACCATCTCGTTTATATAACCTTCATATTCAGGCATCTCTTCTTGTAGTAAATGCTCTGCTTCGTCTTGATTTATTTGGTCGCCCTCTTGGACACCCTTAATTGTACCGTATCCAATTGTCCAAACACCTACTGAGTCTTGGTATGCCTCTAGACCACATCCCTCAAAGTGTTTGATTAAAGATATGCCTTCTTCAGATATTTGCATATTACTCGCCCCAAGTACCGTCCTTTCTGACGTGTCCTGTCTTTGTTCCGCCCCAGTATTCAACAGCGTGTCCTTCTTTGATAAGTTTTTGGCAAACATCTTCACCATCTGCTGTATAAGGTACGCCCAAAATCCTGCCATATTTACCTTTGCCTAAAGATTTAATTCTAAACGTACCTTCGCAAAGTTCTTTTAATCTTTCTTTAGCTTTTAAGCCTAAAGCCTTTTCTTCTAAATTTCTTGTTCTAGATTCTGGTGTGTCTATACCTGCCAGCCTAACTCTTTGTTTATGCAGTTTTACATCAAAACCAAGATCTAAGATGCAATCAAAAGTATCTCCATCTACTATACGATCGAGTGTAGCTCTATATACAAATTCATCTGGAGTTTTACTCATCTTCTTTCCCTTCTTTTGGTTTATCGTACTCTCTATAATACTTGATGATAGATAAAACGTCTTTGGTATATCTGGTAATTTCAGCCATATCCATACTTAAATTTTCATACTCCTTACTAGACAGAGAGTAGTAAGCACGTGCAGGTGCGTCTCCATTTTCTAGATTTTGTAGGTATTCTTTCATCAGTTCAGGGGTCATAATTTCCCAATCTACCTCAGATAAACTCATAGGATATGGTAATGGTGGATGATACATCGGCGGTCTTTCAGCAATACTTTTTACTTGTACTGGTTTGACGGAGGATTGCATCAAAGAGCAACTGGCCATCATCAAAGATAAACTAATTAGTAGTAGGTTTTTCATCAAATTGAGTGGGGTTGGTAATTTCTTCTAAAGTAGCCATAACTCTAGCAGACGCTTTGTTGATTCTGTTTTGCATAAGTCCTGGTTTTGCCAGTGCCAATTTATCTAAATCGTGTTTTGCAAAGGTTTTACGTAGTCTATTGACGTCTTCCATTGCTGCACGTTTTTCGGATTCTAGTTGATCAAGTTGAACTTGTTGATTTTTTTGTTGTTCTAGATAACGCTCTATGGATTCGTTTTGTTTTTGTATCTCTGTTTCTAGAACTATCTGATTACCTTTGAGCGTAGTGATTTGGTCTGCTTGATAATCTATATACCAAGCCGATCCTGCGACTGTTACTACTAACAGTCCACCTAAAATTAAACTTAGCTTAAATCCCATGTATATACTTCCAATGGCTTTTCTTTACCTTTAACTTTCAAAGGCTCTAATAATTCTAACTTATAATCGCTTTTTATGGCAGTGTTGTAACCAATTAACAAATCTCTACCTGCTTCTTTGGTTCCGCTTTCTAGTCTAGCTGCCACATTCACACCATCTCCTATTGCGGTGTAATCAAATCTAGTTTCACTTCCACAGTTACCGATAACCGCATAAGAGCTGTTGATTCCTATTCCTATTGCTACTGGATCTATACCTTGTTCAACTAATTCTATATTGAGGTCTGCCATATTTTTTTGTATATCCAAAGCACAATCTATAGCTTTGTTTTCGTGATTTTCTAAATCTAACGGTGCGTTGAATATAGCCATCATTGCATCGCCAATATACTTATCTACCATACCGCCGTTTTTTTGTACTGCCTTTTGTTGTGCTGTCAGGGCTTTATTCATTATATAGGTGACTTGTTCAGGCTCTAATGTTTCAGATAGAGCAGTGAATCCACGTACATCAGTAAACAAGAAAGTGGCATATCGTTTTTCTCCACCTAGTTTTAGCTTTTCGGGTGATTTCTGCAAAATAGCAACCTGACGTTTATCCAGGTAATGTTCAAACTGTTTTTTGATTTGCTGTCTTAATTTGTATTGTTCTCTAAAACGTATATAGAAAGCTACTGTGGCTGTAATGAATTGTGACACCAAAGCCCAAGTCACATCTATAAGAATACCATTTTGTATGGTAGATACTCCGTAAAAGGCTGTGGATGCAAACACTACAGCAAAAAATGATACCCCCCATGTGATACCAAAAACATTTAATACAAGCCAAACAAAAACTAAGGAGAACAAAAATATTAGTAACTCTAGAGCCAATGCGTAATCAGGTATGTACGGACTATCTTGTATGAGTATAGATTCAGCAAGCGCTGCTTGTATTTTATGTGGTTCTAGTAGACCTACTGGTGTAGCGAGTTGAGGCATAATACCTTTCGCAGTAAACCCAACAAATACAAATCTATTCTCTACATCCATCTCTGCTAACGATGTTTCACGTGGAACAACCCAAGAAATCCATTTACGTCCCAGACTATCTGTTTTTACTGGAGGCAATCCTTTTACTCTCACCTCTTCTACACCATTATCATTAGTTCTTATAACGTAGGTGTCTGCTCCAGCCAAAACTTTAAGAACTTCTGTACTGTATGAAGATACCCAACCATCAGGAGTACGCATCAGTAAGGGCAGCCTACGTATTAAATTATCAGCATCTGTACGAGCAACTGCTATACCTTGACTGGCGTTATGTTTCAAAACATCTATATTTTGTATGACACCTGTTGCCATCATGCCACCAGTATTTTCAGGACCTAGAATCACAGTGCCAGATGTAGGCGGATACTCACCCTTACCTTCAAACATAGCTAAAACACTTGGAGAAAATTTTAAAGCTTCAGTAAACTCAAAATCACCACCAAACCTATCAGGTTGTGGAAAAGCCATAACCCAACCTACGCCCATAGCTCCTTGTCGTAGCAAATTGATATGTATTTGAGATAGTGTTTGACGAGATAAAGGATAACCACCC